AAGAAGATGAGAAATCACTTGAGCTTAAAGAGGAGACATATAATGACTACCCAGAGGCCGCAAGTAATAACGCAAAAAGGGCATTAAAATGGAAAGAGGAGAATGGTAGTACTTGTGGTACACCCGTGGGCTGGGCAAGAGCTAGGCAATTGTCATCAAAATCTGCCATTTCGAGAGATACGATCGCTCGCATGGCATCATTTAAAAGACATCAACAACACAAAGATGTCCCTTATGAAGAAGGCTGCGGCGGTTTGATGTGGGATGCTTGGGGCGGTGATGCTGGCATTAATTGGGCAATTCGTAAATTAGCACAAATAGACAATCAAAAGAGCATGATATATAATTACAAATCGTTTAACCTTGAGGTTAAAGATGTGGACACTAAGCAAGGCATTGTAAGCGGTTATTTTTCCGCTTTTGGCAATGTTGATAGTGATGGCGATATAATGATGCCCGGTGCATTCAAGCGCTCAATCCAAGATTGGGGGCCGGAAGGAAAAGGCAGAATTAAGCATCTATTAAATCACGATCCAAGTAAACCACTTGGTAAGATTCAAGTATTGAAAGAGGATGAATACGGACTTTACTATGAAAGTAAAGTTGGCACGCATACACTTGGAAAGGATTACATAAAAATGATTGAGAGTGGGCTTATTGCCGAGCATTCAATCGGATTCAAAACACTTCGTGAGCAAAAAGCCGAGAATGGCAACCAAATACATGAGGTGATGCTATTTGAAGGATCAAGCCTAACCGCTTGGGGTGCTAACGAAGCAACTCCATTGATTGGTATGAAAAATATGTACACAATAGAGCAATTGCAAGATCAAATTAAGTCTTTTGAGAAGTTCATACGCAATAGCGATGTAACCGATGAGACCATTGATCTTTGTATGTTAAAAGTAAAACAATTGGCCGAAATGGTAGAGAGAATGAGTAGCACAGAGGCAGTCGATGAGACACCTTTGCAGCAAAAAGAAGATTCTATCTCGGTTGATTCATTGATAAATATTATTAACAAATTCTAAAAAAAGAAAAATGAGCGATCTAAAATCATTTGAGTCAGCTTTGGAAGCTAAACTCGCTGAACAAAAAGCCGAAGTTGCTGCTGCAACTGAGAAGGCTGCTAAGATGTTCGAAAGCAAAGTTGAGGAGATCAACGAGCAAGTTGCTAAGAACAACAAAAATTTGATGGAAGCAAGAGAAGAAATTCTTTCTGCTAAAGCTGCTTTTGGTAAATTGTCTGCAAAAGAAGAGAAGAAAGTTGCACAATCTTACAACGAGCATATCTCTGAAATTAAGTCTGCAATCGGCGAAGCTATCGTAAAAGGTTACGATTCAATCAAAGAAGCTGCAAGAACAAACGGTAAAGGTTTCAATTTTGAACTTGATCTTAAAGCCGTAGGTGTTATGACTGAAGCAGTCAACTTGACTGGTTCTCCTTACACTTCTTACATCAATTCTCCAGCGTTGCGTTCTTTCGTTAACCCACACTTGAGAAGCGTATTCAACATCATCCCAGTTTCTACCGGTTCAGTATCTTTCCCTAAAGGAAACATCCCAGTTGGTGAAGGTTCTTTCGGTAAGCAAACTGAAGGTTCTGGAAAAGCGCAAATTGATTACGATGTAACCGTTGTAAACAAGGTGTTGCAATTCATCGCTGGTTATGTAAAGGTATCTCGCCAAATGGTTGATGATCTTCCTTTCTTGAATGCTTACTTGCAACAATCTTTGATCGAAGATTTCCAAAGAGCAGAAGATACATATTACTTGAACGATCTCGCTGCATCTGCAACTGCTGGTTCTTCTAGTGGTGCAAACACTGCCGAGAAGTTCGTAGATTATGTTGCTCAATTGGGAGCTTTGAACTGGAATGCAAACTTGATCTTGACTACACACCAAGGTTGGGCTAACGTAATGAAAACTTTGCCTACTAACGGTTCTTACTCTGTACCCGGTGGTATCACTATCGATCCTCAAGGTAACGTGAGAATCATGGGTATCCCAGTTATTCCTCATTCTTTGGTAACTGCATCTAAGGCTTATGTTCTCGATACAACTAAGTTTGCTATCGCTCAACAAAGCGGTCTTGCAGTAAGAAGCACAGAATTTGACCAAGATGACTTCGTGAAGAACTTGATCACTTTCCGTTGCGAAGCTCGTTGCGACTTGATGAGTTTCCAGCCTACTGCTTGCTTGTACGGTGCTATCTAATTTGCCCATACATAAAAACAAAAGGGAGGCCCGTAAGCCTCCTTTTTTTTACTTATGAATGCTTATATACTTACAACAGAGAATGAACTTGGAAGACTTGGTAGCGCAATGCGAGAAGTTTCCAAATTAGGATACGAACCAGTGCCATACTATGCTATTAAAGATGTAAATCCTAAGCATAGTTTTAATAAGAGCATGAAGCAAATCATGAGCGAACACGAAGGCATTTTGCCTATGTTTGAAGATGATGTGCTTATAAAAGAATATGCGCATTTTGAAAGCGCACTTAGCCAACTTCCAAGTGATTGGGAGCTTTGTTATTTAGGAGCAAATATAATTGGCGAGTATTCTAGATATAGTGACAATCTATTTAACGTAAATGGTTGTTGGACTACTCATGCCGTTTTATATAACAATCCGAAAAAATTATGCGAATCATACGATGATATATCAATTATGTTTGATGATTGGTTATTGAAAAATATACAATCTAGACATAAAAGTTTTATAATTTCGCCAATGATGGCTTGGCAAAAACCACATTACTCTACACTATGGGATCATGTTGCGGATTATACCAATATATTTGACGGATCAGCAAATAAACTTATATGAATATACTAGCCTCCATTCACTTATATCCACCCCGTCACAACTGCGGTGCTGAATATATGTTACACTGGATACTGAAGGATTTACAAGCAAAAGGGCATCAAATTAAGGTCTTATTGCATCAAGCCAATCATTATAAGATTAAAAATAATTATGTCTTTGATGGCATTGATGTTTTTCCTCCACAAGAGAATGTAATTGACTCACTGATGCGATGGAGTCATGTAGTTTTTACACATTTAGATTATACAAGATGGACAATTGGGGCGGCTCAATTATATAAAAAACCAGTCTTTCATCTTATTCATAATAGCCATTTATACCCAGAAATTGTAAACGCAAACGCCAATCAACACATTGTGTATAATTCTTTTTGGCTAAAACAAAAATTGAATTACGAATGGCCTAACTTTATACTAACGCCTCCCGTTGACTATCGCATTTATGACTTAGGCATTGACCCGTGGAAGAACGAATATATCACTCTTATTAACACCAACGAGAACAAAGGCGGAAAGATATTTGAAAAGATAGCCGAGGCAATGCCAAATAAGCGGTTTTTAGGCGTTTTAGGCAGCTATGATGAGCAAGTTAAGGGAAACCTTCAAAACATCAAATATGTGCCAAATACGAGCGAAATATTGCAGTATTATAGGCAAACAAGGATTTTGCTGATGCCTAGTGAGTACGAGAGCTGGGGAAGAACGGCAACCGAGGCAATGTGCAGTGGGATACCCGTTATTTGTAGTATGGCTGAAGGCTTAAAGGAGAATTGCGGTAGTGCTGGAATTTACATAAAAGATCGGAATGACATTAAAAGCTGGATTAACGCAATTAATAAGTTGGATGACAAAAAAGCCTACGAGGAAGCCTCAAGAAAAGCGAAAAGTCGATCCAGAGATCATGATCCGAGCAAAGCACTCGATGAGTTTGAAAAATGGGTCAGAGAAATGTATTTTAAATAATAGTAAAAATGGCGATATATATAAACGGGATAACTACAATAGCTGACGGAGTTGTAGAGCCAGTATCCCTACCGGATGCAAAAAGTTGGATGAAAATTGACTATGATTTTGAGGATGGATTGATAAAAGATTTGATAAGTGCATCTAGGGTACATTTGGAAAAGATAAGTGGCATTGCTCTTGTAAATAAACTATTGAAAGCAAATATCTCATTGACTGGCATTGCACCGCAAGTTTGGATCGTTGATCTGCCTTACGGGCCGCTTGTTTGTGTAGATAGCGTAACTAAAAAAACTGGAATCAACACATATAGTACATTGATCAAAAACGAGGATTACGAGATCATTGGAGGTAAATTGTGGTTATATACGCCCGGTACTTACAACGTGCAATATCAATGCGGTTATAGTGCGATTCCAGAGGATTTGGCAAATGATATACTAGCTTTGACATCATGGCAATTTGAGAATAGGGGTAAAAAGATGAATGCTGATAAAAGCTCACTTTTGAGCCAATATGCAAATTGGGATGGATTGAACTATCATCAATATAAAAAAGTAGTATTTTAATGCCAAGTGGGTTTAAATTAGAGGTAAATGATGCTAGATTCAATAGAATCTTAACCAAGTACAAGCAAACCGTTGATGAGGTGAGCGCTACTATGGATCGTGAGTTGGCCGCCACTGGTGAAGATATGGTAAGGAGTGCCAAGAATTTAGTATC